TTGTTTATATTTATCTTTATAGATATATTGTATTGTATTTTCACTTAATTTTATTTTTAGTTAGCCATTTTAATTTTAAGCGAAGTTGATATACCTTTTCCTATATTATTAACAATCATTGTTTTGATTTTTTCTTTACTTATGCCTTTTTTAACTAAATCATTAAAATCTTTTATGTTCGTGGGAATTTCTTCTGGCCATAAAAAAACTTTATACTTTTTACTGTATTCTTCCAATTCAATTTTGGCTCTTTCATCTACCCAATAATTATCTAAACAAAAAACAGGTTCTTTAAATTCAGATAATCTTTCTGAAGATATTGTAGCACCTAATTGAGATACTACATTATCTAAACCTGATGATAATGCATCATAAATACTTTCAAATATATAAACTTCTTTAGTTCTATCTACATTGAAATAATTCCAAACTTTCCAAGAACTATTTCCTTTAACTAAATAAATAAAGAATCTTTTTTGTTTCCATCCTAATGCTTGAAAACCATACCATTTATTATTATATAAAAAAGGAATTATTATATATTCACTTAATAATATATCTTTTCCTTCAAATTTTATATGATTATTTCTTGGAGAATATAACCACGAATCTAAAGGGGATATTCCTCTCATATATAAGTAATCTAATGCATCTTTTGGTATTTTTGTAAAATACTCATCTAATGGTTCTATTACATTAGGCACATTGTCTTCATTGGGCGTATTAGGTGAAGTTAAAGCACTATCTACCTTAACTGCAATATCTATATTTTTACTTTTTTCATCTTCAGTCGGTAAGTCTCTTTTATTACTTATTTTTAATTCTTTAAAACTTTTAGAAGACTTAGCTTTTTTATATTGCTCAAAAGTGCTTGGATAATATTCTTTAAGGTATCCATACAAGTTGGAAGAATAACCACAGTTCCAACAGTGAACGGCAGGAAGCTCATAAGTGGGTTTTATATATAAATGCATTCTATGCTTGCGCTTCCAAGATTTACCCTCATGACAAAGAGGGCATGATACTGAAATATCAGTACTAGAAATATTACCTATAGTATCGGTTCCGTGCACTTGCAAAAAATATTGTGTATCTATATTATCTAATATCAATTTAATCCTTTCTTTAAAAACTCTTATATAAATATTATTAAAAGGAGTTTATAATGTTAAAAATAACTAATTCTAAGGTTAGAGATGCATACAATCTAATATTAGAAAATCATTCTGAAGAAGAAGCTGCAAAAATAATATTAAATTCTCTATCTATATTAGGTGCCAAAAAAATTAAAATTCAAACTCATCTAGATGAGGAGAGTTTTAAAAGAATAAACAAATATAAATATCCTGATAGATTAGCATTATTTTTGGAAACTACTAACTCAAAAAGTCTAGAATGGAAAAACAATTCTTTTACTAAAATAGCCCTTATTTAAAAAAAGTCATCTAATGATGAAGTTGAATGCTTTTCACAAGATAAATCGTGGAATTTAGCTAATTGGTTTACATGCTGACCTAAGTTATTTTCCATAAAATAAGATAACATTCCTTGAGGATTATATTTAATATTACATTCGTTATAAGCATCTATAATATTTTTCTTAAGCTCTTCTGGTATTTTATCAAAATCTACCAATGTATTGCTAAATAGAAAGTTTTTCATATACAGTTTATGGGAATTTAAAAAATTATTTAAAGATTCTTCAGTTTCTACTACTGACTTAGCTTTTTTATCCCCAAAATTAACACTCTTAAAAATATCCTTTTCAGGTACTTCTACAACTTCAAAATCACAAGTCATATTATTTTTTACATAATCATCTTTTTTAATTAATGTACCATCATTCAATTTATACCATATATGGTAGTCTAATTTAACTTCACCTTTTCTTTTACCACTTTTAATTTTACTAAAAACATTATATTTTTCTATCAATTCTTCATATATAGACATATTTTTAACTTCCTCTACATCTTCAGAAGTAATATTGTTTTCTTTTAAATAAGATATAAAGTTAGAACTGAATTCTGTTTCAAAAGTTACTTTAGGTACATTATCTCCACTATCTCCTTGCAAGGAGTGCATAGCAGTAAACCTACTCATAGAACCTGCTGGTGTATTAATTATCGTATGCTCCCAATCCGTTAAGTCTACATATTCCTTTTTGATGGGGTCATACATTTTAACATATTCACCATGAGTTAAATTTTGCAACCAGTCATGATCTGAGGTAACTAATATTACTGGTCTTTCATTTCCTAATAAACTACTAAGAGTTCCACCTATATCATCAGCTTCTGTTTTAGGCACCTTTAGTACTTTAAAAGGAAAATTTTCTTGTATGGCTCCTACAATTTCATCTATAACACAATAAACTTCGTCCCAATTTAAATCTCCATCTTCTTTGCCTTTAGCTCGTGTACCTTTATAATCTGAGTAAAAATCTTTCCTCCAATTATTTTGGGAATCTAAAGCTAGAAGCATTTCTCCTTTAAACATATTTTTAATGTACTGAAGAGAATTGAATAGTAAATGTTTTAATTGGGGTGAAAATTCTTCTGTTATATATTTTCCATTTTCTTTTCTGGGGTTAGATTGATTAATAGCTACAAATACATTCCTTGAAAATAAATGACTAAAATCAACTAATATTAATGGTTTCATATTTATCCTTATTATATAAGGCCATGAAAGGCCTTACTTCTACAAATCATCGAAAAAACTTAAATCGTCATCTTCTTCTGTAGGAGCAGTAGGAGCAGTTTCTTCTACTTTAGCTTTTGTTACTTCTTCTTTAACCTGTGCTGAAGGTGCTGTAGGTGCTGAAGTAGTTTCTTCTTTAGTAGTTTCTACAGTTTCAGTAGGAGCTTCTGTTTCTACTTTAGTTTGAGATTCTGATTTATTTGTTTTGGTCTCTTGGTTAAGAATAGGCGATGTTACTTCTGAAAATCTAGCTGGTGTTAAATTTTTAGGAGAATAACATTCCATTACATATTTAAGTTTGCTAAGAAGTTCATCATATGTTTCAAATGCTTCTTCTTTTTTAAATTCTTCAAGTGCATAAGCGTTTTCTAGAATATCTGCTTTAGCTTCCTCTGCATTTTCATAAATGCTAGAAGGGGCTTCAATAGTAGTTCCATCATAATTAGGAAAACCTGCCACTTTTGCAATTTTAAGTTTAATATTACATCCTGTAAGAGGATTAAATAATTGCTTTGGTTCTTCTCCCATAGCTCTATCTGTCTCAGAAGGGTTAAGAGCTGCCATAAATTTATCTTTCAACTTAGTACCAAATTTCCAAATAAATATCTTACCGTTATTTTGAGGGTTAGCTGGGTCATTAATAACTTTAATGTTTGTATAGAACTGGATTTTTCTTGAGAAGTTTTTTGCCTCAAGTTTTCCTTCTTCAGTACCTTCATTAAAAATTGCACTCCACAAATTACTTGCAGGACAATCTAAACCAATACTACTTGGCGAATTATTGATATACCATCTTTTTTTCTTATTTACTGGGTCAAATGACTGGAATCCATGACTATAAATTTGCTCAAAAGGTACTCCGTTTGGATCTGGTAGAAGTCTGATAATAGCTCCACCATTGTCATTCTCATCTCTTGAAAGGCTCCAAAATCTATCATCTTTATAATTTTTCTTATTACCTTTAGCATCATCACCTAGGTTCTTTTCTAAAGAAGTCCAATCCATACTTCCTGCACTAAAATCTAACATATATTTTCCTTTAATCGTAATTTAACGTATTTAACCGTTTTAACGTGTTTTTTAATTTCATACAGTTTTAAGACATAAATGTTATTGGTCTATTTCTTTATATACACAATTATATAAAAAAGTAGCTTAAAAAAACAATTTAATAAAAAATGTGATTTTTTTTGAGACTAAAACATCTCTTAAGTAGAATATATATCAATCGTTAAAAAATCGTATTTTTATTTTTATTTATAAAAATACGATTTGTAAATCTAAATCAATACCATACTAAATATTTAGATTTAGAAAGTTTTAGTTTGCCATCAATAAGATTATCATTTTCTAATTCTTCGATTTCATCTGCTGATACCACTACTTTTATTAGAGTAGGATAAAGCAACACTTTTAATTCATCTTTAGGTTTAATAAATTTTTTAGTGTATATG